AGCGCCAGGACGCGGGAGTTGTTAGTCAGGTAAACGTTGTCGAGCGTGCTTCTTAGGAGCGCGCTCTTCGTTAACTGGATGTCAAATAATTTCTCGGCGATGCTCTGGCCCACGGCACGGTGCGGCATGAGGACCGGCGACAGCAGAGCGAACGGCGCCGCGTCGGAATACTCCGATCGGACGACGTGATAGTCTTCGCCGATCGTGCAGACCCGCATGGTTTCGGCGATGCCGTCCTCGTCAGCGTCGACCTGGAGGAACGCCTCGGTGTAGACAACCTCGGCGAGGGTGTCGTCGGCCGCGTCATTCTCAAGGCCGCCGTCGAGGTCCTGGAAGCGGCCCTGCCGCTCTTGAGCGTGTCGCTCGTCCGCGCCGCCCGCATGTTCCTCGACCTCGTCGCGATCGTATCCCATCGCGACCAAGTCGCTGACGGTGACCAGGGTGCGATGCGCGACGAAACGCGCGTCTTCCAGGCTCTTGGCCCGGGTGTCGATCAGGAATTCCTCCGGCGGAATCAGATCCAGCTTTACCCGCCCATCGGAAATTCGGCGCTTGATGGTCACATCGAATTCGTTTACCGCCTCAGCCACGACCTTTTCGGTCATGGGCTCGACCTCTTCCTCCTGGATTATTCTGATGTCCTGATTGATCACGTCGACTGTTTCGTCGGCAAGGAGCGCCTGGAGTTCCTGCTCGGTAAGGCCCTCGAAGGTCCGCTCTTCGACCCTCTCCCGCTCGTCCCAGTAAGCCTTGATGACGCCGGCCTTGTTCAGGAGAGCGTCCTTGAACCAGTTATGCATCAAGGTGAAGCCGTGGTTCTCGGTGTCGAGAATGTAGTTCGCTAGGTCGCTGGCTTGATCAGCGGCGCCGACATCCTCGGGACCGCGGGGCGCGAAACGAACGTAATCGGATGACGCGAATATCCTCATCAACTGAGGCATCATGTGATCGATCACGTCGGCGACGTCCCGGCTGACCACCTGGGATCGGCCGACCTCCTCGTTGCCGAATTTCTCGCCGTGGTAATATTCCAGCGCCTTGATTCTTTCGTCGCTGTACGTCGCGTCGCTGTAGTTCAGTGCTTGCTCCGCCTCGCGCTGAACTATGGACGAAAGCTCGTCGTCGTCGATCATCCCCGAGCGTCCCCCGTTTTGATGGTGGTCATCAATTTTCACCGCCACCCTGGCCACCCGGACCATCCCCGCCCTGCGCGCCAGAGTCGCCGCCGCTATCTCCACCCGAATAGTCGAGGTTGGCGATTCTAGCCGCCGCTTGGCGTATCATCTGGTCAACGGTCCACTTGTTACCCGTCTGGGGGTGGTCGAGGGTCGTCAGCAGACCGCCGGCAGGTCCCATGAACTCTGGGCTCATGGCGTTGCCTTTTACGAAATCCATCGTAGGTCGTCCGTTCGCGTCCAGGCCGGCGGTCTGGAAAATCTGTCCCGCGTTGACGCGATTTGTCATGCCGGGGTTCATCTGGTTCAGGGCGTCCTGAATTTCGAACATGTGGCTCAGGTTGAATTTCCCTGGCGCCGCCTGAGGCCCCTGGGTATTCGTATCGGGGTTAGCGTTGTCCCCAGCGGGAGTAAACACTCCAGACGGGATGACGGGGCTGATCTGAACCTGCGACGCGGTGGTGTTCGGATCCAGGTTCCCGGATAAATTCTGAACCCCGCCGCCCACATTCCCGCCGGCAAACAATTTCAGAATGTTCATCAGTTCGTCTATCGCCAGCGGGCCGTCCTGGAGCTCCGGACGAATGATGTTCTCGTTGGGGTCGACGTTGGCTGGCGCCGGAATGAAATCTATCCCGCCGAGGGTAAAACCAAGATCCGTTGCCATCAGTCGCTCACTTTCGTTTTGGAGCGCTTCACGATCGGCGCCGCCATACATTTTTGATGGCGGTCGCACCGCCGAGGCTTTTCACACCGGCCGCAAATGCTCATCGGTTTTGGCCCGATAGCGCGCCGAGTGTAGTAGGTTTTAGCGTTCGACATTTCTAAGCCTCATTGATATTATCTTGGGCCTGACCGACGACGGTCAAAGAAGCAGGAAATAGGAGAGCATCATGGCAGACATAATCAACGACAACGGAACCATCGAGGTCGATCTTGGCGTGTTCTTCGCCGAGGTCACCGACCTTAGGATTGAGACCAAGACACTGTCCACGGGCGAAACCGGCGAGAACGTCTTCGCGACAATCCGGTTCAGGCATCCCAAAACCGGGGAAGACTGTGGGGTGTCGATGAGGGCCACATGCTGGCAACCTCCGCCCCATCATATCCTCAAGGCCAGAAACGAGGCCCTTCTCCGACAGAACATCAAGGGAATGTACGGCGGGAAGAAACGCTAAAACCGCGGCGTCGATCATTGTCTGGCGCGCATTCTGATATCTTCTTTTCGCCTGGATTCGCCTTCAGGACGAACTGTTACATATAATTCTTTCTCGGCGGGCGATGACGGGACAGGGGCGAGGAGACCGCCCCTGTCCTGCATTTGTTTGACGAGAAGCCCCGTTAGGCCCAGTGCCGCGACACCTTGAATGAAGTCTTTATTACCTAGTGCTTTCCTAAGACCCTCGAACCCTTCTTCTACAAAGATTCGTATCCCATTTTGAACATCCGCGCTCGGCGCTCCGATGTCCGGTAACTGGCCGGCCCGCTCCCGAGCGTCCATCACGCCCCGCATCGCCGCTCTTACCTCTGGCGACTCCAACCTCTTCCGCGCCGCCGGCGAGAGCTTATCAACATCTTTGAACATCTCCCGCGTCATATCTCCAGACCCTTGTCGGGATTGGATCGCATCAGACATGTCGATGTAACCCTTGTTCGGGGGCGTCATGTTTCTGGAAGGAACGCCGGTCAAGGTGGGGTTTATGGCGCCTTCAATGGCGTTGTATTGACCGGGCGTTATCCCGTCTCCGAAGCCCAGATCCAGCAAATTCACGCCCTCGTCAGTGTCCACGAGAGGATATGCATCCAGATTAGGGTTGGCTCTAACGCCCGCGTTAATTTCTCCGGATGTCACTCTGGGGTCTTTTGGATAACTACGAGATGTCCCTATTGGGTCCGCCATAATTCCATGCCAGGGAGATCCGTCTTGGACTAGTCCCCACCCCTTCAACGCGGCACTAGCCCGATGAGCCTTCACGGCGCTACCGGGGATCTGCCCACTGGCGTTAAGATCCTGGTTGTGCGAAGCGACCATTAACGGGTTGTTTTCTATTCCGCCGCCATGACCAATCCACGCTCCCTGCCCCATGCTCGCTGTGTTCGGGATGCCTTGGCTCTCCAGCATGACATCGCTGCCACTAGGTCGCAGCGCGGCGCTTACTTCTTCGCTGAAGTTCGCTCTAACGGAATCCGGCGCCAAATGCATCCCCTCAAGGTCAGGAGATCCACCACCGCGCGCCCTCGTGCTCGGAACCGCCTCTATGTGTTCGCTGACCCTCACTGGAGGGGACAAGAGCCCCATCGTCGCGCTTCGATCGGGGAGCGGGGAAACCTTGGCCGCAAGAGCTTTGCCGCCAACGGCCTCCCTAATCGCCGCCTCTGAAACGCCCTGCTCGCTAGCTATCTGCGAGAAGACTTTTTTGTAATCGTTCGGGTCCGCGCCCTGATTCCCGATGCCGTGAGCCCGAGAGATGTCTTTCTCGGGAAACCACAGCAACGCCTGGAGATCCGCCCGCGAGATATCAAGGCCGGCGGCTCGCAATTTAGTTAGCGTCCTATCGACCGTCTCACGCATGAATGCCCGGTGTGCGCCGCCTGTCGGCGCCTCCGCGACGCGGTCCTGCCCTTCAGCCAACCCCTTCGACGCCAAGTGGACGGGCGATTTATCTTTATAACCGCCATTCGCATATCGCCGGTTGAACGTCCTAGCCACCGCCAACAATTTATCCGGGTCTTTTTCAAGCTGTTTCAGCGTATACCCGCCCGGCTTTTTAACCTTGCCAGAGCGGAGCGCGGCCAACAAAGCCGCGCCCTGTTTTGCTCTCTGAGGTCCATCCATCGGCAGATGAGACGCACCAGTGATCCGCCCCCAGGTCTGCATCCACCAACGATCGGCTGTCAGCGGATTGAAATTCCCCATCAGGTTCTGATAAAATCCCGCGCCAATTTTGGGGCCAAAAATAGCAGACCCCATTACCAATGCATTAGTCTTCTCACCGGATACCTGGAACCCATAAGGCCCCATCAGTTTGTTGAGCTCCGCCACCGTGAACTCGGTGTTGAGCAACTGCATGGCTTTCTCGGAACCCACCTCGCCGCCGCCAAGGCGATCGACCAGCTGGTTCATCTGCCGGAATGCCTGTTCCATCTGCCGGCCTTCGACGCCGCCCTCCGGCACAGACTCTGGGAACCGCCCGGTTTGCTTAAATTCGGAATATAATTTGTGCGTCATACGCGCGTTGGTCTCGACGGTTTTCCCATTGCTGGTGATCGCCTGTATCACGCCGAAGTTCGAGCGCGAGATTGGATCGCCAAGTATTTCGGGGAACATCTTAGCGACCACGCGGTTTGCGCCATCGAGGGTGGAGCTATACCACTGCGCTGCGTTTTCTCCCTGGTTCGCCGCTTGCAACGCCTCGGTGACCATAACGTCGGAAATATTCTCCGCGTTCTCCGGTGTAAATTCTACCCAAGGATCCTGGCCTGGGTGTTGCTCTTTCCAGCGGAGGTCACTGGCCTTCGCTTTCTGCAATCGCGTGCTGGCGGTTGTCCCATCGGGGTTTCGCAAAAGATTATCGCCGGAGATTTGATCCTCGGCGTCGCTTTTGACTGATTTGAATGGTTCGTTGTCCGATCTCAAAACCGCACGACTGGATGCCGGAATGGATGCATCAGGGGGTGACTGCACCGCTCGGGGCGCACCGTCAGCAGCCTTAAACGTAGGAACGGGCGAAAGCCCACGGGCAGCGCGCAGCGCCTGTTGGATCGCTCTAGGACCTCCGAGGACCGCGCCAGCCAAGGCCCCGGGGAGGCCGAAACCAGAGGCCGCATCACCCGCTTGGCCCAGTGCCTGAAGGCTCGCGTCCAAATATTTTCCCTTGTTCAAGTTTGCTCGCATAGACGGCAGATATTTGCCCTCGTTTACTGGGTCAGGATACACGCCACCCGCGTCCATCGTGGCGGCGCCCGGCACAGTCATCAACCCGCCCACCGTTATCATTCTGGGGAGATTGGGTCCGCGTGCCTGACTTGGATCCATTGGTGTAATGCCCTCGGCACCCCGCGTTGCGGACAGTCCGGGGGCGACGCCCCCGCCCATCTCATCGACGGTTCCCGCTTCAGGTCGGCCGACAAACCCATCTGAAAGCAATCCCGCCACGCGGCTCCGGCGTCGCGCGCGGCCTGGAGTCGGTCGCCCCAACAGTCCCGTCGCTCTGCCGTGCTCGTCCGCGTAGGCCATCTATACTATCCCCGTTGCTGTGTATTCGATCGGCTTGGACCACCGGTAGCCCTTGCCGGTGATCGCGGTCTGGGATGATCCGAAGGTTAACACCACCGCGTCTGCCAGATCAGGACTTTTATTCCCGTAGCGCTTCTTTGACTCGTCCTTGCCCTCAACCTTGATCTTGCCGGCGCTCGTGTAGGAATACCGCGGCAGACACAGTTCGTTGACCAAGATATCGTCGTCCGGTAGGACGCAATTTCGTTCTTCCAGCCACTCGCGCGCGCTCCACCAGAGCTCGTCGCGTAGGCGGACAAACCGCTCGCCCATGGCACTGGACTCGGCGACGTTAATGCCGCGGGCCGGCAGGTCCAGTTCCAGCAGCCGGTCCAGGATGCCGCTGCCCAGCCCAATGGAATCTATCAGTATCTCCGCGGGGCGCGCGTCCCAGCGCATGTCGTCGTACTCGGCTTTGACGCGGCCCGCCGTCTCCATCAGGTCAAGGCCGGACCAACTTCTTATCTCAGTGACCGCGTTACCCTGGCGCTTGGCTAAGGCGGTGCGGTCGGCACCGAACCGAGCCGGATCCAGTCCCCAGACTATCGGGGAAGTCTCAGACGGCTCGACGTCGCGTCGCGTGGCAGCCTCAGCCAGATGGCGCGGCACGACCGTGTCGTCGTCGCCCTCCGGGAATTCTCCCAGGCAACGCACCCGGACGGTGTTTGAATTCTCGCCATATTGGCGGACCATGTCCGAAATGAACGATGGGCTCACCCGGGTGCTGTCCGCGCAGCTCACCGTCATCTTGTGCCATCGCTCGGCGTTCGCGCCGTGGAAGGCGTCGTAGAAATACCCAGTCGACCGGGTCGGGTTGCCGGTCATGATGATCTTGGCGCCGGCGGTCGACATGGCGCCCTGGGCGGCCTCGAAGACATTGTCCGGGACGCCGGAAGCCTCGTCGACCACGAAGAGCATGTGCTTGGCGTGGAAGCCCTGGAGGGCCTCTGGCTGCTCCCGACGCGAGACGCGGGCGACCGCGAAGCTGTCCGGCTTTCCGCGTAGGAGAACCTTGTCGGACTTAACTTCGATGTCACCTTTCCCGACCTTCATCGCGTCGCGCCAACGGCCAATCTCACTCCAAAGTACATCTGAAAGTTGATGAGCGGTATTGGCCGTGACGGCGACCTTGACCCCGTCGGAACGAGTTGTTAGCCACCACAGTATTGTCCAGGCGAGCATCGTCGATTTGCCAACGCCATGACCGGACTTGACCGACGTGCGGTCGGAGTTGACCACGGCGCGCAAGGCGTCTTCTTGCCAAGCCTCGGGCTCGGCTCCGAGGACCTCCCGGACCCAGGCCACAGGATCGTCGCGCCACTGGGCGAGCTTGGCTTGAACTTTTTCGTTTGCCAAAATTTTTCCAAAAAATTTTTCTGGGTCGTCGCTCAACGGAGCGAGGGAATGTGTGCAAAAATTACCGGGGCCAATTTTTTTAGGGGGGGCCTTTCGGCCGCCGGCAGTAGCGATCCTTGGTGGCCGCCGCCTTCGATATTGATACGGCGGGGGCCTATATACATTGCATTTGAGCTAAATGGTTGTTCGATAATGTACATTATGGGAAATCGAAACGCATCTAACTCTTTGATTATATTACATTCTTTTTTTATCGCAACATTGGGGGAGGGGGCGTAATATTCTTTCGCGGTAAGTCATTGATTTACAACGATCTTCATTTTCGGGGCCTCGTCGTCGAGCCTCGCCTCGAGCGCATCGAGTTCACTGGCAAGCGACGTGTTCTTGTTCTCTACCCGGTCGACGAACAGGCCCAAGGCGCGGCCAAGCTGCGTCCAGGCGGCCGTCCGAGCACTCGAGGTCTCGCCGCCGCTGGCCTCGGCGTGTAGTCCCGCTATCACCATCTCAGGCGTGACACGTTGGAGATCCGCGCTGTAATCCGGGCGCAGGGCGTCTATTGCCGAGCGCACCTTAGCCCGGCCTAGCATGCGGCTTGCACTCACATCGGCGCCATTGGGACTGTACCCGGCTTCGACATAGGCCTTACTGCCAACGCCACCGGCTATGTACAATTCAACGAACTTACGTTCGCGAACGTTCAATCCGTACTCGTCTTGGTCAACCTGTGCCAAAGTGACCACCCATAAAAAAGCGCCCAGAATTCGGGCGCACTGTCTCGCCCCAAGACTTACGCTTAATAGATTATTTGTCAACCTATGTCTTCCCCATCCATTCCTCGCGCTGATCCTCGTCCATGATTTCGAGCGCATCGACGATCGCGCGGAAATTGCGACCGCCGGCTGCCGAGGCCTTTGTAACGCCCCGATAGGTCACTCCTAATCTCTCTGCAAGATCGACGAGCCGGATACCGAGCGTCGCCAGTCTTATAGTCTCTGTTTGGTGTGTCATTCCGTAGATATAGAGGCTCGAAGAATAATGTCAAATTAGTTCGCTTTTATGGTTGCATAAGAGAACGAAAGTTCCTATATTTGTTTTGAGGACGAGATGTCCGGCGGGCAGAGGCCCCGATCCCAGGTAAGAGCTGGGTCCCAGGTGGAACTCTTTATGACCCTGGGGAAAACCAAAGTCCGGCGTTGTTCGCGTCGTTGACAAGGCCACGAGGCCGAAACTTTGGAACATGGAATAAACCAATGACCAAGATTACCGAACTCCGCAACGCCTTCATCCAGATCGTCCCGCAGATCCAGGCGGATCAGGTCGAGTATTACACCAACATCCTGAACCGGCTGCACGCTGACCACGGCGACACCTACGGTACGGGCCTGTCGTACAAGCCCCGCAAGGACGCCGACCACGACGAGATCGACCTGCACGAGCGCACGAAAACGCGCTTGCGGATCGTTGGGCACTTCTTGACCGCCGCCGACAGTAGTTGTCGTCGCGGCTCTCCCAAGAAGATCCGTGACCAGTATCTGACCGAAACGTGCCGGGAGCAAGCACAGGCGCAGGTTGATAGCTTCGTCGCCAAGCTGGAGAAGAAACTGTCCGATCTGGATAGCGTCGAGTTGATCGACGTGCGCGGCGCGGCCTTCACGATCCGTGGCAATCTGAATGGTCAGAGCGTCCACGTTAATCAGCAGGTGATCTTCAAGGTGTCCTCGCGCGGCACCCCCTTCAACCAGTTCCCGGCGAGGATCTACGTCGACAACCAGTTCCTGAGCGAGAAGCAGTTTAAGGCTATCACCCTCTGACCCTCACAAAACCCGGCGCTAGGTCCACGCCGGGTTGTGTGAAGACCAGACCAACCCAGAAACTAGGAGATGAAGCAATGGACACTCACAAGTTCACACTCTCCGGTCTCGGTCGGGCGCCGTTTCGCCTGATCGGGGTCGATGACAACTGCACAAGCCCAGCCCCGGGGGTAGCGCCTCGGCCGGCCGGCTCTTGTGATCACTGCGCCACCGGAATTAGGTTCGAGTTTCATCTGCAATCGGCAGACGGCGTAAACTCCAAAGTCGGGTCCGACTGCATCAAAAAGAGCGGCGATCGGGGGCTGATCTCTCTGGCCAACAGCGAGAAAAACCGCCGGGCACGGGAAGCCGCTCAATCGAAGAGGCAGACCGTCAGGGAGGCGGAATTTGCCCGGCAGCGGATCCAGAACGGTGGGCTAACTGACGCGGAGATTCGAGGCAATGAGGTCGACCGCCTCAACGCCGAGCGGGACGTTAAAATCGCCAAAGCCGTGGCGATCCTGCTGCCAGTCGCCGACGTACTAGACGATAGACAGGAGTGGAGTTTCCGCTCCGACATCGCAAGATCCATGAGGAGTGGTCAGCCTCCTCGAGGGCGCGCGGTGAAAATAGTCTGTGAGATTATCGCCAAAACGACGGGGCGCAAAAATAGCGCGGCACACACCGCCTCTATGCTGGCGACAGCGGCGACGCTGGAAGACGCCGAGGCGGCGCTATCCTGATCTGACCTTGCCGGCGGCCACACGGGCTGCCGGCGGGCGTGAGACCAGACCAACCCAGAAACTAGGAGAGAAACAATGAAAACGATCAAAATAAACCGCAAGGCCCACAAGATCCCCGTAGCCTTGGAGCGCGTCATCCTGTCAATCGCCAACTACGGCCCGTCCGCCGTAAGCGATTTCACCGAGCGCCGGCAGCGGGGGTTCAGCAGCAATCCTGTCGCGCACCTCTACGATGTCACGGGATCGACGGCGGGAGCGTTAGAGATACGGAACACCGACTACGCCGTCCTCCCAAAAGTCTGTGCCGCGCGCCCTCGCGTCAAGCGTTGGGTCGTACCCGCCTCGACGCGGCGCCTAAACCTCGTCGCTCGTAAACTGCGCGAGGCATAGTCAGTATCCTCGCATCTTCGCGAGGCGATCCAGGCCGTCCTTGATCTCATCGAGGGCGGCCGGATCGCTCCTATCATCAATAAGGTTCAGAATAGCCCGCGACGAGGCTCCCATGCCTCTCACAGCGTCGTTGAACATCCGACGGCTCCAAGCCTGAGCGTCGGTAATCTCCTCATGCCCTCCAGGAGGCCCATAGGAGGCCGTCAGGCGTGGTTCCAGCCCAGCTGCCCCCCTGCACCGCATCAGCCACAACCCGGCCTCGTAGCGGCTCACAGCGCGCTTACCGCCGCCGAGCATCCCAGTCTCATACAATTTGTCGATCTGCGTAGGGTGCTCAACTGAAATCACGTCCTCCGTGGCCTTCCCAGATCCGATCTTCATCGCCCTGACGCGCGGTCGGTCGTGCTGCCATCGCTCTGGCGGTCCATTGTCGCGATCTCTAGAAGCCA